AGTCGTGGTCGTTGGGGTTATGGGCGGCGGGGTTTGCGGCTGTCCCGGGTGCGCGCGTCGATCTGATCGGGTTGGAGTATGACATCTGCAGTCCTGAGTTCGACTACATCGCCGACCTGTTGCTGTCCGACCGCGGGTTGGGGTTGCAGTATCGGACGTATCATAACCAGCCGAAGGCGGGTCGGATGCTGATTGAACTCACGACTGGCGCGCGCTTCGAGTGCCGGTCCTGGAACCGCAAGGACATTCTCAAGGGCAAGGAGCGCGATTGCTACGTCTACTGCGAGGCCTACATGCTGCCGGGTTTGAGCGCCTACACCAATTATCAGCAGAATCTCAGGATGCGGAAGGGGTGGGCGGCGTTCACGACCACGGCGGACAGGCCCTGGGTGACGATCTTCCACGAGCAGGGCCACGGGAAGCGCCCGGACTGGCACTGCACTTGCGGCGTCCATGCCCGCGAGAACCCGTACACCTACAGTCAGGCCGACTACAACCGGGACCACCCGGAGCGCGGGGGTCTGATGACGCGGGAGCAGTTTGCCGTCAGTTGGCAGGGGAAGTTGGGCGAGTATGTCGGCCGGGTGTATGAGTATCAGCGCGGCGACCGCGTGTTCACCCCGGAGACCCATCCCGAGTGGTGGAAGCTGTCTGGGGACCGTCTGGAACCACCTGAGGATGACCTCCATGCCGAATGACCGCGACGGCTCGACCGTTATCAGCAGCAAACGCGAGGTGGCCTGCGACGTGGCGCGTCTCGTGGAGGTCTACCGCCGGGTCGATGTCGCCATCACGCCAGAGGATGCCAAGGCGCTGTGGCTTGATGTGTCGAAGCAGCATGACATGTGGTGGACGCCGATGCCTGAGGACGATCGGGCGCTATTGGCCTGTTGTGCGAGGCTTTTGACGCTCTGTGTGGATGGCGACGAAACGATTCACTGATGTTGACGCTGACCGACCTCCGCATTCCGCACGACGCCCAACTTTTTCTGGGGGCGGACACGGGCACCTTCATGTCTGCGGCGCTGGTGGCCATCTCGGGCGATCACCACGCGTTTGTTCTGGCGGAGTGGCCGAACTACCGGTATGTGTCTGACCAGTGCGAGTTGAACAACCGGACGACGCCGGAGTGGGCGACGGAGGTGGTGGCGGCGTGCGCCCTGGTCGGCTACACGCGTCCGGTGGCGTGGCTCGACCCCAACAGCCAGTTCAAGTCCGAGTTGAGGAACTACGGTCTCCACTGTCTCGGGAACAAGGTGGCGCCCGAGGCCCGTGTCTCCATTGCGCGGGAGTATTTCCTGAACAACCGGGTACATCTGGCGCCGTGGCTGCGGGTGCTCCCGTACGAGTTGGAGCACGCCAAGTGGCCAGACGAGGCGACGGCTGCCGGCCGTTTCATGCGGTCGAAGCGCCACGACCACACGCTCGACTGTCTGGAGCACGTCTTGTCCCGGCGTCCCCGCGGCATTGTCTCGAAGGAGCAGGCACGGAAGGAGCGTCTCCGCGACCGGTTCCTCGACTACGAGGGGGCCCCTGGGAGGCCGCTGAGCGACCCGCACATGGGAAGGCACTGAGAGACCATGACTCCGACCCAAGCCGACCGCCTGAATGCCCGTATCGACATCATCCAGGGCATCATCGAGCGCCTGGCCGTCCGCACGGCGCAACTCGACGACCTGATCGGGTTCATGGCCACGCACGTCAGGGTGGTGGCGCCCACGTCCATCCTCGACACGACCGCCACGCCCCGTTCCGAAAGGATTATCGATGCCTACCAGCGATACCACGCCGACCCCACCGCGGATGACGGAGTTCGAGGTCGATCTCCTGGCGTCCCTGGCCTCGTTGGAGAAGCGCTTGATACGGATCGAGCGCCTGATCAAGGCGGGCACTGAGCAGGACGAGGCGTTCCCCGACCCCAACATGGGGCGTCAGTAACCCCGTATCCGTGATATACCCATAAGTCATGCCGATTCCTGCCGGTGACCTCGACGCCCTCACACAAGAATTCGAGCGATTGCGCCGTCAAAAGCACCGCAAGTCGGGCGGCGTTGAAGCCCGAATCCTGCAGAACCTCTGCTTCTACTACGGCGAGCACTACATCTCCCAGCGTGGCGACATGTTGGTGCAGCCGACGCTTGACGGCAACAAGCTCCATCTGGTGTTCAACCTCATCAAGAAGCACTTCCGGCAAAAACTCGGGCGGCTGTCGTCGATTGGGATGCGCTTTGGCGCGTCGCCCAACAAGCCCACGCCGGACTCGATCGCGAACGCCGAGGTGGTTGACAAGCTCATCCTGGCGCTTGACCGCAAACTTTCTCAGCCCATGCGCGACTGGGAGACCTACTGGTGGGTTCTGATGGCGGGGGTGGCGATCGAGTACACGGCCTGGGTTCCCGACGCGACGACCGAGCCGGTTGCGTTGCGCGACGAGACCGGGGCCCTGCTGTTCAAGGACGAGGAGACCGGGGAGGACGTGACCGAGGGCATGGTTGAAGCGCTCCAGGAGCAGGGCCGGACCCCGGAGTCGTTCTCCTTGCGTCAGGAACTCCAACCCATTGGGGATGTGGGGTCCAAGGTCTTTGGCCCCTTGAATGTCTTTGTGGATGCGGCCACGCGGTCGCTCGACGACCTTGAGCCCGGCCAGTTTGTCTTTCTGGCGGAGATCAAGTCGATTGATTGGATCACGGCGCAGTACGGCCCGGAGATGGCCGAGCAGTCCAAGGGCGGCAACCTCAACATTCTGAAGACGGGCCTCCAGGCCAGCGGCGCGACGGTCGGCAACACCAGCATCAAGGATCTGATTCCGGCCATCCAGGGCACCAAGGGTCCCCAGGACCCTGACATGACGATGTTCGTGATCGGGTATTCCCCGCCCTCGGAGGAGTTCCCGCGAGGCCGCGAGGTGTTCTTCACTCCGGGGCAGGTGGTCTTTGACGATCGAGAGAACCCGTATGAGGAGATTCCGCTGGTTGATACGCACTTCGACCCGGCGGCGACGTCGTTCTGGTCGCCCGACTTCGTGACCGACCTCATTCCGGCGAACAAGTTCTTCAACAAGCGCATGAGCCAGTTGGGTGAGCAGGCCAACGCCAGCATCTACGATCTGGTGCTCCTGGGGCCAAACCTCGGTCGCGAGGACATCCCGACCGATTATCCCGGGTACGTCACGGACGGCATCTCAGAGGACGGCAAGCTCCAAGTGGCTCGCGTCCCCGGTCCCTCGCTCCCGGGCTGGTTCATGAAGTCGATCGAGATGACGATAGACTTCCTCCAACTGGCTGGGGGCGCGGACCTGATGAGTTCGAAGAACTTCCCGGGCCAGCTCCGCGGCCCGCTGGCGGTCCCCCTGCTCCAGGAGATTCTCGACAGCGAGGATGGCCCCCTCTACACGCATCTTGGGGTGCAGGCCTCGAAGGTGAAGCAGCAGCGCGTCAATCGCGTCAAGATGTTCTATCCTCCGGTCAGGACGCTGAACTTCACGGGCCGTGGCACCCGCGACGAGGTATTGGTCTTCCACGCCTCGGACGTGTTGCGCGCGGGCACCGACTTCGAGGTCACGGTCGATCGGAAGTCGTTGCTGCCGGAGCTTTCTGCGCTGCGAGAGGCCCGTGTCCGGGAGCGCCTCAACAGCCCTCTCTCGATCATGTATGTCGATCCCCGGACTGGGCAGTTGGACCCCGGCAAGATTGCCGAGGACCTGAACGGTCACGACCTTGAGCGCGAGACCAAGAACGCCCAGGGCCGCAAGTTGGCGCGGGATATTGTCGGCCGTATCTGGCGGGCCAAGCCGGTCTCTCCGCCGATGCCGTTCTACCCCCACGCCGCGATGATGGACGAACTGGAGGCGGCCATGCTCACGACCGAGTACGAGTCCGCGTCAGACGAGGTGAAGAACGCGTTCGTGACGCAGTGGAACGCCCACCGCGAGTTCCTCCAGCAGCAGGCGGACCAGCAGGCGAAGGCCTCTGAGGACCAGCAGATGCGCGCGGCGGTCGCGCAGGCCACCCAGCAGGTTGCTGCCCGCACGGCCTCCATGACGGTCGAGGCGTCCCAGGGGCAGATAGAGGCGAGTCTTGCTGCGGCCCCTGGCTCCCAGGACCCCAACGGCGACCAGGCCATCCAGCAGGCGGTCGAGTCCGCGGACCCCCTCTCACAGGCCCCTGGCGCCCCCCAGGAGCCATTCCCTGG